AAATGTCCACCTACTATAACTCTGAAGGCAAACCATCTGGTCAATGGGTAAAGGCATCATTGACGCATGAGGCGCTCATAGAAGCCCTGAGAGAGACAGTTGATGGCTTTAAGGATCAGATAGACCCAGCAAGCCCTATCGTTGCCCCACAGGGCTGTGAAGAGCATCTATGCAACCTCTACACGTTTACGGACTACCATCTTGGAATGTTAGCATGGCATAAAGAGGGTGGCAGTGATTGGAATGTGTCAATTGCAGAAAAGACTATCGTTGCTGCTTTAGCGCAAATGATAAACCAAAGCCCAGAGGCTCACACGGCAGTGCTGAACATCCAGGGGGACTTCCTGCATACAGATGGCAAGATACCTGTTACTCCAGTGTCCCGCCATGTTTTAGATGCTGACACCCGTTTTCCTAAACTTCGCAAGTCAGCTATTCGCGTTATACGATCACTAGTGGCAATGTCATTGCAACGCCATCAGGAAGTGCATCTTATTATTGCAGAGGGCAATCACGACGAAGAAAGCAGCGGCTGGCTATCTGATTTATTTGCTGTGCATTATGAGGAAGAACCTCGCGTCACTGTCAGCGATAGCGTGCTGCCGTTCTATGTGTTTGAATGGGGCAACACTATGCTGGGCGTTCATCATGGGCATAAGGTCAAGAACGAATCCCTACCGCTCTTGTTTGCAGCACAGTTCCCTCAGCAATGGGGCAGAACCAACCGCCGTGAGATACATTGCGGACATCGCCACCACCGCGACGAGAAAGAGTATAATGGTGTAACTGTCGTTCAGCATCCAACCTTGGCAGCACGTGATGCTTATGCTGCGCGTGGAGGCTGGATTGCTGATCGAGCAGCCTGGGCGATAACGTACCATAAAAAATACGGAGCCGTAGGGCGGGTGATGATTACCACTGAGATGCTAGAAGTCGCCTAGCCCTTCTCCCTTATCTCCAGCCCACGGGCTTCCAATGCGGCGCGGAAGTCTTCTGCATCGGGCATAAACCCGCCAAAATCTTTCAGCACTTTCGTCAGCGGGTCATTCTCAGCGCGTTCTTCCGCCAGGTCATGCTCCAGCATCATCACCTTGGCTTCCAATGCCAGCAGTGCGGCGCGGACAGGCCCAGATGTTCCTTCAGCTAATTCTTTGATGTTCATTTGCTTATCCCAGCCTAGTTATGAACGTGAGGCCCTTGACCACATCTGTGCGGCACTTAAACGCCTTGCCATTGCGAATACCATACTGGCTAACGTTACGGCTGGTACGTTTTGCCCAACCCTTTTCCGTTGCTGGCATGGTTTCTACATCACCGACAACCATTCTTCCCATTGGATACGTCATTGGGCGACTCATTTATTTGATTCCTTTTCTCGATCTGCGCGTCTTTCCGCAAATGTTTTTCCATCTAATCCACGCAAGGGCCATGCGTTCTCAGAAGATACGCGATACGTCCTGCCTAAAGGCGCTGCTTGTGCTGGCTTAATCATCTGCAAGCATTTCTGGCGCTGGCTGCAAGCCTTCCATGAACTTTGCCCATACTGCTAAAGCGCCTATTATGAATGGGCCATCATCCTGCTCACCATCTCTAATCTGGCGGATAAATTCTGGGTTGCCGTGCATCATTTGAACATGATCCGCGACGATGTTTCTAAGTTCGATCAATGTCATCTTAAAATGTCCTCTCCGTTGCAAACATAATAACAACCAAAACCAACCATATTGCGGTCAGCCAAAATTGAACTGGTGATATTTTCTTCATGTCAAACTCCCCTTGACGTTAAGTAATCAAAGCGTCCGCCATCATAATCATCTGGCTCGTCCATGCTATGCAGTTTAAATTCTTCCAGCGTTCCCATTGGATCGCAATCAAAGTCTGTAATGACCTCAAGTAGCTCCATGTGCAGATGTTCTGCAATCTCTGGGCGAGTGCTAATATATTGGCCGTGGCCGCTTTTAAGCTTTAATTGCTCAAGCCAATCCTTGTGGATGGCATTAATAGCTACCAGCGCGTCAATCGCAGCTTGGGCTAGTTCGTTGATGTTCGCGCTCATGATGCCACCCGCGCATCATAATCAGCGATGCATTCAACTTCGGCGGTGTCAATCTCAGTGGCTTGGTTATCCCAAAACGAGCGATAGCCATCGGCAAACTGGGCTGTGCGATATGATGGGAATGTGGTGCGCTTCCAGTGGCCGTCAAAATCGTCGGACTGTGCTGCATACCAGCCATTTAGAAATTCTTGGGTATATTTCATCGTCTTACTCCGTAAAGGCGGGGCATCGCCCCTGTTGCTGATGCCCTCTTATAAAAAGGGCTTTTTCATGTGTAAAGCGTTTTTTTCATATTATGTAAAAATAATGGCGGGAAGCGCATTGCCACCCGCCATCTCTTACAGCCAGGAATGTTGTAGAAGCGCGTATTGCCAGCCATATTTCTTAGCTATGCCGACAAATGATTCATTTGTAAGCATATGCTGACCAGCTTGAAGCTGTGCCTTTAGTAGCTTTCGGCTGCTTTCGGCAATCCGTGCATTGCTCTGCTTATGCTTGGCTTCCATATATTCAGAAGGTGGAAGAATGTTTCTGGATCGTATCGGCAGTTCGTTGCGAGTTTTAATAGACATGGCTGCATCCTCAAAATGGAACGTCTGAATCCAGATCATCATCGTATGAAGTGTGCTGGTTCTGGCTAGGCACACTGGATTGCGTGTTGCTTGCACCAGCTTCAGATCGTGGAGCAGTGTCGATGCTGCCAACCCGCACATTAAACTGTGGCTTGCCTTCGTATTCATCATGGATAAGGTCACCAATAATAAACACCTTGGTTCCCTTCTTTAGACTGCCAGAGAATGATTCAGCCGCTTTTCCCCACAAACTGCAACGATACCAAACGCTGCCAGCATCTTTGCCGAATCCGTTCTTTACGCCAACATTAAAGCTGAGAACTTGGCTATCGCGCACTGTGCGAAGCTCTGCATCCTTGCCTACGTTGCCTGATATTATAACTTGCTGTGTCATGGCTTAACCTCCCAATGCGTTCATATATGTTTCAAGCAGGACTTCGTATTCTGCTCGTTCGTTCTTTTCCATCTTGCGAAGGCGGATCACAGCGCGAAGGATTTTAACATCGTATCCGTGAGACTTTGCCTCGCTGTAAATCTCCCTGATGCTGTCAGAGATAGTTTTCTTTTCTTCTTCCTGGCGTTCTATGCGCTCGATCAGCAGGCGCAGCATATCATCATTCGTATCACTCATATTCTTCACTCCATTTTATATCGTGTTTGCTTCCATAAAAATACATATATTCAATTAAATCAGCCATTTGTGTTTTGCTTAGGTTCGATGACCTAAAGCCTATTGGGAATGGCTTATTGTCCAAGCCGTTTTCAAACTGCACTTCATGTCCACAAGCAGCCATAAAGATTGCTTTCCATACCTCTGGAACATGAGTGCGGCCCTCTGGCTTCTGTCTGCTAACGTCTGAGATCATGGCCCACATTTTATTGTTCTGATCCAGTGACCTTTGTTCAGGCGATATTTTGACCACCGCATTGATTGGCGCTTTGTCAATTAGCTGGTGCGCCAACCTTCTTTGATGCTCACCACGAAGCCAAACAGTTTGCGTCATTGGTTTTGAGCCTCTTTAATCTCACGCGCTTTTGGGCTGGCTTTGCAGAACGCTTCTATCAGGGCTTCTACGTCGATGCCCTTCCAGAACGTCTGCTCACCAACTGTATGCTGCTGGCCGTGATGTTCGCGGCATAATGGGACTACTCGCCAATCATCTGGCTTTTGTCCCATCCCTGCACCGCTACCATTACGAACATGGGCGCATTCAATTGGCATCCCCTGGCAACCATCTCTGGCGCAATGGAATGATCGAATGAAGTTTAAGTGCCCCTGTGATCGCCAGCGCGATGAACGCTTTGGCTTCTTGGCAATGCGATTAGGCAGCATCTTCAAGCACCAAACTATATTCAGCGATGTAAGATGATTCACCCCAGCGATTTACAACCTCAACCTTTTTGGTTTTAATCTTATGCCCAGCCTTTCGCAGATCATTAATCCTCGATGCCAAGCGGTAAACCCCTAGCTCATGCAATGCTACCATTGGACGGATTGGCCCGACAGCTAACAGATGATCGTATATTCTTTCGTTCTGTGTCATTTTGATGCTCCCAAATCTAATAACGCTTTTACGTCTACGTCAACTTCTACAAGGAATTCGGCAACCTCTGATTCCAGAATTGCAAGCATATCGTTGTCACGTTCAATCCGCTGGATGTAGAGCGATAGATTGTCTGGCATCCGTGGATCAAAGCTCACAAAATCGCACCACTGCCTATCAGCGCAAGCCATCTGCCATTGCATTTGGAGTATATATTTGTGTGCGATTTGATTGTTTTTGAGCACTTCTATGTGTGTGCTACTGTTTGGGCACTTAATCTCTATGCACCCATCATCCCCTACAAGCCCGTCAGGGCTGGCGTGGGAGCCTATAATGGTCGGATGCTTATATAGCCCTACCTCAAGCACATCATTGCCTGTAACGAAGCTATAGGCGGTTCTGGCTTCTTCCTCTTTCTCAACGCCCCAAATCATAGCGGCGCTGCTAAAGCTTTCCTCTTGGCGACCTGTAAGCCGTTCGATCACAAGCTTGGCTTGCAAGTTAGAGCGAGATGCTCCCCAGCCTGATTTGGTCTTGGCTAGAGCGTCTGCCAGTTGGGAAGCGCCAAGGCTCCCACAACGTGCTGCAAACCATTCTGGGCTGCGTTGGATAATAGCTGCGTCTGTCATGCCAGCTTCTTTTCTAATGCAGCCTTGACAGCATCGAAGCGGCTGTCCTGCAATTCTTTGAGTGCGTTGATTTTGTAATGCTTGCAGAGCAAAGCCAGGTCGGTGTTTGTTTCGTCTACCAAGGCTTGCAATTCCGCAAACTGCTTATCGCTGATAAACTTAATGCGAG